TTCATCAAGCAGTGGGAAGGGATGCGCCTCGAAGCCTACAAGTGTTCTGCTGGCGTCTGGACTATCGGTTACGGACATACGCGCACGGCGCGCCCTGGTCTGCATATCACCAGGGAGAAGGCAGAGGCTCTGCTGATCGAGGACCTGCGCGTCTTTGAGGCGGCGGTGGATGATGCCGTCATGGTGCCGCTGACCAACAACCAGTTCGCTGCCCTGGTGTCCTGGACATTCAATGTCGGCGTTGGCGCTATGCGCCAGTCCACGCTCGTCAAGCGGCTCAACGACGGTGATTACGCCTCGGTTCCGGCACAGTTGGCTCGCTGGAATAAAGTGAAGGGTAAGCCCAACACCGGCCTTGCGAACCGCCGTGCAGCGGAAGCAGGTCTGTGGGCGCGCGGTGAGTTCGTCACCAGCCGGGATGTGGCTCCTACCGCCCCTACCGAAACTACGGCGCCCATGGAGGCTGCCAAGTGGGGCGGCATGGCTGCTGCGGCGGCGACAGCCGCCCCTGCGATATCCTCTCTCGGTGATCTCCACTGGAGCGTTGGCGTGGCTATCGTGGCGGGCGCGGTGGCGCTCGCTGGTATCTGGCTCCTCAAGCGGAGGCACTGATGTTCACGGCGCTGTGGATTCGCTTCCAGCCATGGGTTGCAGCCGCAGGTCTCGCGCTTGGAGCGCTCGTCTCTGCCTTCGTGGTAGGGCGGAAGTCCGGCGGTGAGCGTGTCCGCGCGCAGGCAGCGGCTACGGAGCAAGAGGCTAGGAGGGACGGTGATGCGGCTGCTCGTGATGCTGAGCGCACTGGTGCTTCTGACAGGCTGCGCTCAGGAAGTTTCTAGCAGGCCGTGCCCGCGCGTGACGGAGTTCCCGCGTGATCTTCAGGTCCAGGCAGCGGATGAACTCCAGAACGCCCCGGCACTGCGTACTATGATGGACGCCATGGCGGCTGACCGGGCGTTCAACCGGGCCATATGTAAGTAGTCTTTCGGTAGCGCATACGCTATGAAAGTAAACGTCCCGCCGCTTACATACCGGCAGGCATACAGAAGGGAACCTACAATGCCTGGAAGCATGATGTCTGGTAAGAAGATGCCGTCCTATCAGAAGGGCGGGATGGTCAAGGGCTTCAAGCCGTGCGCTGGATGCCCGTCCCCTGCCAAGTGCCGCGCCGCTGGCAAGTGCGCAATGGCTGGCAAGAAGAAGTAATGTCCTCGATCAAGATCACCCGGTTTCTTGGTACTGCTCCGAAGAACGCTTCGGAGTTGCTTACTGATACGGCGGCTCAGGTCGCGCGTAACTGTAAACTGTACTCGGGTGACTTGATCCCATACCCCCAGCCTACCATCGTGGCGAACGCTGGTAGGACTGGAACTCTGCGCACGCTCTACGCGCTGCGCGACCCGGATACCGACGCTCTCAAGTGGCTCACCTGGACGAACACGGTCGATATCGTGACTCCTGCCGTCGATGAGTTCGGAGAGCAGCGGTTCTACTACACGGGCGATGGCGCCCCGAAGGTCAGCACCTACGCCAAGGCTGTGCAGGGTGTCGGGCCATACCCAGTGGCCGGTGGCTACTACGACCTTGGCTTACCGCTCCCCACCATAAAGCCAACGACGGCTGCGACCGCGTTCACTGCGGTGTCCACCACCTCGTTCGCGCGTGCTGCGGGCAATAACGTCACCCTGGTAACCAGTTCTGCGCATAACCTGAAGTCCGGTGCGCTCATCACAGTGTCCGGCTTCTCGTTCCGCAACGGGACGTACTCGCGCGCTGGTAACACCATCACGGTGACGATCACCGGGCACGGCCTCTCTAGTGGTGCTGACATCTTCCTCAGGTTCACTTCTGGCACGGCCACGTCCAACACGTACACGATCACCGTAACCGGTGTGGATACGTTCACCTGTACTGATAGTGTGTCTGGCTCTACGTCTGGTAACGTGGGCTGGGATATCAGCGATCTCAACACGACCGCTGAAGTCACTGTCATCAACTCTACTACGCTCAGGTATTTCTCTGTCGGGCCTATCGTAGCAACCACGTCCAACACGGATGGTAAGGTTGACCTCGGCGGGCAAATCCAGGCGCGCACCTACCTCTACACCTGGATCACCGGATGGGAGGAGGAGTCCATCGGCTCTGAGCCATCGGACGCCCTGTTCATCAAAGAGGGTCAGGTTGTAACCGTCACCAGCCTCCCGAGCCTGCCACCGTCCGGCGACAACTTCATCCGTGGTATTCGTCTGTACCGTACCCTGGCTGGTACCACGGACGCGGACTACTTCCGCTTGGCGACCCTGTGGTTCCCCAATGACATTACAGTCGTGGAGCGCGACGACAACGTATCCATCGTCACGCTCGCCTACCCGCACAAGTTGTTCAAGGGTGACAGGTTCAAGATCAGCGGGTGCAGCGACAGTTCGTTCGACATAACCGGCGGCATAGTTACCAATATTGTAGATAACTACACGTTTGCGTATGCCCAGACGGCCTCTGATGTGGCAATCACGTCGGCTACTGGCACGCTGTACTATGATGTCTCGGAGAACCCTCCGACCAGCACTGCGCGCTACTGGGGCGATGGATCGGACTACTCGTTCACGGACGACTTCGACTACAGGTCGCTGTCGCTCGTCCTGCGCTCCAATGAGTACGCAGCGCCGCCTGCGGGTCTCCAGGGGCTGACCATCATCCAGAACAACATCCTGGCTGGGTTCGTCGGGAACACGCTGTACTTCTGCGAGCCTGGGCTGTTCCACGCTTGGCCGAGTGGGTATGAGCGTTCGTTCGATAGCAACATCGTCGGACTGGCCCAGATCGGCGGTAACCTACTGGTGATGACGGAGGACTACCCTTACGTCCTCTCTGGGTCCAGCCCGGCAGTCATGTCACAGGCGCGGTTGTCCTCGCGCTACCCATGTCTGAACCGGCGCAGCATTGTCGAGGCGAGCTTCGGCGTGGTGTACGCCACCCATGATGGACTGGCGCTGTATGCGCCGTCCTCGGCGGCTCAGCTTCTCACTCGTCTCGTCCATAGCAGCGACACCTGGAACGCGGCCTACGATCCATCGACGCTGGTTGCTACGGCCTACAAGGACACATACGTCGCGTCGCACTCCACGGCCTCCATCGTTCTGGAGCCTGGAGATGGTAGGAACCCGCCGACCTTTGTGGACAACGACTTCCTGTTCACTGCGACGTGGTATGATCCTATCACCAACAACTTGTACGCAGTGTCCGGTACCAACGGCGACATCTACCAGTGGGACAATCTGGCTCAGCCAAACAGCACCATGACGTGGAAGTCCAAGACGTTCGTGACCAAGGACTTCACCAACATTGGTGCCGCGCGCGTCATCGCTGACTACACTGGTGTCGCTGGCTCGTCCTTCTGGGAAGATGTCGATACCAACTGGGAAGCGACTGAAGAACTGTGGAACGCGGCAGACCCGATCACGTTCAGGCTGTATGTGGACAAGAACCTGATATTCACTACAACGCAGTCGAACAACAACGTGTTTCGCCTACCAGCGGGCTACAAGTCCGATACCTTTGAGGTTGGAATTGATAGCCTTGTGCGCGTGCGCGCGATACACATTGGCGACACACCGACTAGCCTGAGGACCGCGTGATGGCACGCTTCACTGGTATCCCGGAAATCCCCCAGGGTGGCATCGACGACTGGCAGTACCGCACGCTCGACACTCTCAAGCAGAACGTCGAGCTTCTGGCTGGTATTCGTGGCGAGGCTGATGGTGCAAGTGCGGCTGTCCTCCGTTCTTCTGTGACGACGCGCGCCCCGACATCGGCCAACTTTCAGGGCTTGTCCGCAACCGGCGCTGGCTTTACCATCTCGAACGTACAAGTTCCGTCGCTGGATGATTACACGGCGCTGCTACGTGATTTCCAGGCGTTGGCCCAGGACGTGGCCAATCTGCGTACAACGGTTGCGTCGCTCATCAATCAGATTCGGGGGTCGTGATGGCTTACCAAACTTCTTCTGATCTCCCGCCCGCCCTGGCCAGCCTGCTGAACGTCGGCAACACGCCCACCATGGCGATGCCGCCCATGGGGATCGCAACAGCGGCGATGCCCGCTGGTCCTGGTCAGATGCCGTCCTATCAGGTCGGTGGTATGGTTGGTCCCGGTGGTATGCCGATCCGCGCTGGTGCAAGCCAGATTCCCATGATGGGCGCCGCTGGCGCTATGCCGACTCAGGGTATGCCTCAGATGCAGCCCGCCACTGGTGGCCTTGCTGGCCTCGCTCCTCAGGGCGCTGCGCAGCAGAACCTTCGCCCGGAACAGATCATCCCCGAAGCGCAGCGCTTCGTGCAGCAGCACCCGCAGCAGGTGCAGCAGATCATGGCGCAGGTCCAGCAGATCATCCAGTCCGGCGAAATCAGCGCCGAGGATTTGAACTTGATCGTCCAGATGGCTCGTACTGCTGCGACGAACCCATCCATGTACCCGCAACTTCGCCAGATCGCCATTCAGCGCGGACTTGCTGACCCAGAAGAAATCAGCGAGCAGTTTGATGCTGGCCTGATCTTCGTCCTGGTGCTCCTCGGTGAAGTGATGCAGGCCGGTATGATCTCTGGTCAGGCGCAGCAGGGCGGCCAGATGCCGTCCTTCAAGCGTGGCGGTATGGTGCCAGGAGAGGAAGTCAGTCGCCCCGTCGTGGCTCAGGTGCATGAGGGTGAGTACGTCATCCCCGCTCACATTGTGCGCGCCAAGGGGACTGAGTTCTTCGACAAGATGCTCCAGGCTCATGCAAAACCCAAGGATTGAGCATCTATCTCCAGCGCAAATAGACGCGCTGTGGCCAGAGATAAAGGACCTGATCGCTAGGTTGGAGGATGACGGGTCGCTGCTGTATAAGCCGCCGTCTCCTAACTATATATACATGACACTCAAGGCTGGGATATCTCATGCACTTGCGGCTTTTAGCGGCGATAAGTTGTCTCTGATCCTGGTGTTTGAGTTTGTGCCGTCCGATGAGGGTAAAGTAGCAAGTATATCTGTCCTGGCGGGCAAGAACATAGTCAAGTTCAAGGTTCTGTACTGGAACGACATACTGACTTGGTTCAAAGAAGCCGGTGCAGTTGGGGTCTCGGCCTGCGCAGACGAGCGCCTCGCTAGTATCTACTTACGCAAGTTTGGGTTTACCCACACATGCGTTCACGTTAGCATGAGGTTATAGGAGATCGCCATGGGCAAGGTAGCTAAGGGGATTGGCCGCGCTTTTGGTGGCAACAAGGGGCTGGCTACTATCATCGGCGTGGTGGCCTCCATTGCTATTCCCTTCGCTGCCCCGGCCATTGCTACAGCGATTGGAGCTTCCGGTCTCCTAGGCTCAACTCTTGTTGGTGCTGCCCTGGGTGCGGGCGCAGGCGCGCTGAGTGGGTCGTTGACAGGTGATCTAGGTAGAGGTGCCTTGCTAGGCGGCCTCGGTGGCGCTGTCGGTGGATTCACTGGCGGGGGTGGCATAAGCTCTATCTTCGGAGGTGGCGCGCCCGCCGCTGGTGCTGCTGGTACTACTGGTGCTGGGGCACTGGACCCACTTGCCGCTGGCTACCAAGGCGCCGAAAGCGTCGGTGGACTCGCTGGTTATCAGGGTGTTGGATTAGGCCCTGCCAACCCAAACATCGGCGCAACTGGCATCTCGTCTGCGGTTACCGGACCCGTTTCACCGATGTTCGGTCCTCCTGTCCCGACAGCAGAAGGTGCTGCTAACGCTGCGGCTGCGGCTGCTGAGACTGCCGCGCCTGCGGCTGCTGCTTCTGGTATCGGGTCCGGTGCTCAGGGCGCTGCACCACAGGCGGCGCTCTCTACTGTGAAACCAGAACCGGCAGGTTTTGGTTCGCGGTTCATGACCGGGCTTACCGGCCCTGGTGTATCCAAGACCGCTGGTGCGGCAGCAACTTCTCCCAGCATCTTCACTGCTGAAGGTCTTGGTGCCGCCGTTGGGCGCCTCGCCTCTCCGACCGGTCTCGCCAGTGTCGGCCAGCTTGCTGTGACGATGTTCAACAAGCCTGAGAGCGGCCTCACTCCTGAGGAACGCGCTTACCTCGATGAGACGCGCCAGCTTGCCGGGACCAACCAAGACCTGTTCAATGAGCGTGTGTCGGCTGCGCGTCGTATCATCCAGTCCGGTCAGGCCAACCCAGAGCAGGCTTATGCCCAGGCTCAGATAAACACGGAGCGTCGGTTCCGCGAAGCGGGTCTGCGCAGCCAAGCGGATGAACGTCGCGCTCTGATCGAAGGCGCCCGCCTTGGTGCTCTCGCTGTACCGGCAGAACAGTCGCGTGCTGCACAGACTACATCGGCTGGACTCCAGGCTATGCCGACCACGGCACCCATGGGGCCATCGTCCTACGGCCTCGCCGTTGCGCGCGACGCGGAGCGCAGGCGCGCACAGTACTCGTCTGATCTTGCGCGCGGCATCGGTGGTCTTGCTGGCGCTCTCGGTGGTAACCGTTCGACCCTGTTCGGCTGATCGGGCCAGGAGGTCCTCATGTCTGGTTCTCTCTACGGGTACACCCCCTGGTCTGCTCCGCGCGAAACTCCGGGTCAGGCATTCGCAGCCGGTCTGCGCGACTCCCGCGAGGATGAGCGCAGGCTCATGGCCATGGACGCAGCGCGCCAGCAAGCGCGCCTACGTGAACTCCAGGAGGGCCGTTCCGCTGCGGCTGAAGGTCGCACTGCGCAGCGCTTCCCGGTTGACCTTGAGACGGCGCAGCAGGCTCTACAGGCTGCTCGGCAGACGTATGGGTTCACTGAACAGTCCAATCCTCTGCGCCTTCAGCAGTTGCGCCTCCAGAACCAGCGTACTCAGCAGGGTATCAGCGAGGCGGCTACTGCACAGCAGGCTCTTAGGGGCATGGCGCTTCCGCCCCTGCTCCCAGTTGCCGGTGGAAATCGGCCTCCCACCCCTGGGGTCTCCACTCCTGGCGGATCGCTCCCCGGCATTGTTATGCCCGGTGAAACTTCTACGCCTGCTGCGCCTGCGGCTCCTGCGGCTCCTGCGCCCGAACAGCAAAGCAGCCTTGAGGAACGTCCGTCTTGGCTCAGCCCTGAGTTCGGTCAGCGTCGGTTTGCTGGTGTTGGGCCTATGCTCGCCAGCGGTGGGGTGAGCGATTACACTGGCGGCTTCCCTACAGGATATGCTGGACAAGAGTTCGTCAGCGTCAGCGCGCAAGCGCCCCAAGCTGCGCCTGCTGCTCCTAGTGTCCAACCTACCCAAGGGGCAGTAGTAGCCCGGCCTCTAACCGCTATGACGCCACGGGAGGTCATGGCGTACCTCAATCCGATTCCGGGTTTCAATCCTCCCCCTGGTTTTACTCCGGCTGATGCAAGGCTTGAGCTTGCTCGTAGGGGCATCGAAGCGGGGTACGTCGTGCCATTCCAGAGAGAAGCAGAGGCTGCCGCCTTTGGTGGGTCTTTGCCGATGCCTGCGGCTGCATATAACCCGAATCTACTGCCTGCGGAGGACGCTGCGCAGGCAACGGGTGGACCTCCCGCTCCTACGGCCCCTACCCCCGCTACAGCCGCTCCAAGTGCTCCGACTGCTCCGCGCGCTGCGTCAGTCCAGACTACTGGTATGACAGAAGCACAGATGGCAGCGGTCACTGCTGACCGTAGCGATCAGGTAGATGTTGGGGCGGCGCCGACGCAGATTGCCGCTGACAGAGTTGACGCGCGCCAGCAGCAACAGCCGTCTGATCCGTACATCATAGAGCCGTTGCAGGTCGCTCGTGACCAGCGGCGCGTGCAGCAGGACTATGCACTGCTCCAGCAGCAGTATAGGGTAGCCGTGGCTCGCCGGGATACAGCACTGGCAATGCAACTCCAGCAGCGCGCTGTAGAACTTGGTCGTCGCATGGAGTACCTCAATGGTATGGACGCCATCACTAGGTTCAACCAGGGCGACATAGCGCCGCTTGCTGCTGCTTTGTACGAAGAATCTGAGCGTCGCTTCCAGATGCAGCCCAACCAGGATGGTACGTTCAATCTGTTCTTGGACGGTCAGTTGTCGCGGTCTAATGTGTCGCGGAACGACGTACTGAATAGCGCTCGCTCGCTGTATGATACTAACTTCCAAGAAGTAGTGCGCCAGCGTAGAGAGCGCGACAACTCTCTGGCTCTGCGGCGTGCTCAGCAGCGCATCGACCAGATGGAGCGCGTTAGTGCTGATATCGTCCTTAAGGAACTTGAGGCACAACTCAAGGCCGCAAACCCGGACAGGGAAGTGCGTACCATTACGCTACCGGGCGGTGGGCAGGCTGCCCTGGTGTTTGAGGGCGCTAACATTGTCAACGGTGCTCGCGTAGTCACACTGCCTGCGATATCTGGTGGGCAGCCCAGAGTGGTGATTCAGCCTATGTTTGTGAACCGGTAATATAAGGATACGCAGATGAGTGGTTATCTCTACTCCGAAGAAGATATCACTCGCGGTCTTGCGCTGACCGGGGCGCCGCTGAGCACCACTCAGGCCACTGGTCTGGGTGGTCTCGCACCTTCGTCAGCAGACTGGGCGGCATTTCGTGAGCAGACCCTAGCTCGCACCGGGGCTTCGGCCGGTGCTGCCGGTCTCAGGGCACCGTCTGCACAACAAGCGCCTGCGTACTACAACCCGACTACCAACCAGATGTTTGCCGGTGATCAGACGTTTGATATCCGGGACGTGAACACTGCGCTCCAGGTCAATCAGCGCGGCCTTACCCCAGGTGCTGCGCCGCAGGGTGCAGGCTGGGAGCCTATCTCTCAGCAAGATTTCTCTGGCTATCTTGCTGGACTCGCAGAGCGTCGCGGCACGGGCGAACTCCTGGCGCGCGGTGCGCGGGCCGCTGTGGGCAACCTCGTCACTGGTGTTGGCCGTGGTGCTGAGATGCTCGGCGCTACCAATGTCGGTCCCACCATTGCGGGGTTCGGTGAGGCTATCACCGGCCAGGACGAGTTCGACCGCCAGCGCTCGGCGCTGATTGCGCGTAACAGTTCGACCGGGGCAAGAATCTTCGACGCTGCGATTGAGAGCCTGCCGATAGTTCTGCCTACGGTCCTCGGTGGCGGCGCTGGTGCGCTCGCGGCTGGCACTGGTGCTCGTGCTCTTGGGCTGGGTGCTACGGCTTCGCGCTTGACCGCCACGGGTGGTTCTATCGGTGGCGCCACGACGGTCAGCTTCCCGTACCACCTCGCCTCTATCTACGAGCAGGCCCAGCGGGCGCGCACGCCGGACGGACAGAAGGCTTACGACGAGACCAGTCCCGAGGTTCAGCGCGAAATCTTCTATGGCGCTGCATTCAACAGCTTCCTCGATGCGCTTGCTCCTGGTGTTGCTGCGGCTAGGCTCTCCTCTGCCATGCGTCGCGGTGCGCGCGAGGCAACCGATCAGGCGCTCGCTGGGTGGGCGCGGACTCGCGCTGTAGCTGGCTCCACGGTTGGGAGCGCTGTCTCTGAATCTCTGACTGAGGCGACACAGACACTCGTTGAGCGGGCGTTGTTTGACCCCGAGTTCCGCCGTCAGTTGAACGCGAGCGATTGGCAATCGCTGGCGCCCTACATCGTGAGTAAGTACGGCGAGGACATGCTGATCGCCGCTGGCGCTGGCGCCCTCCTCGGCGCTGGCTTCGGTGCTGCTGGTCGGTTTGCCGAGACGCGCCCGCGCGATGTCCTCCAGGGCACGGGTACGCAGCAGGAACAGGCTCAGGCTCAGGCTCAGGCTCAGGTTCCAGGTACTCCAGCCGCTGTTGCTGCTGCTGCTGCTGCTGCTCCTGCCGGTGAAGCACCTCCTGCGGCCCCTGCTGCCGGTATCGTCCCTCCCGGCGCTGCCCCTATTACCCCTGGTGCTGCTGCCTTCACTGGCGAGGCGCCTATCACCGCGCCGACTCCTGCGCCTACGTTCAGCCCGGCGGCCATGGGTGGGTTCGGGTTTGAAGCCCCAACCGCTGCTACTGAGATCACCCCGACCACTGTACCGCCGCCTCCGCGCCAGTCGGCTTCTCCGTTCGGCCCGCCCAGGCCGCCGACGCAGCCATACATGCTTGGCCCTGTGATCGGACCTGAGTTCGGCCCGCCGGGCACGGCGCTGCTGCCTAGCGGCGAGTTCGGTCCTCCTGCGCCAGAGCGCAGGTTGTCGGCTGAGCCGTTCGGCCCGTTTGCTGGTCCTAGGTTCGGCCCGCCTACGCCTACACCTCCGTCTATGCCTGCGCCCGAGACCGTTGCTCGTGCTCCGGTGGAGACCGCGCCTACTCTCCTTCCTCCGAACGCGCTGCGCCAGCGCGCTGAGTTGGCTGCTCGTGCCCGCGCCAATGCGGGTAAGCCTACGCCGGATGTGCTGTTCGACCCGGCCAGCGCTGCGGAGACGCAGCGCCTCATGGAGTCCTACGGCCTTCGCGCAGAGGATGTTCTGACGTACCGCGACCCTGTGCGCGCACTGGATGGTATGCCCATCACTGCCAGGGATGTGAATGAAGCGGCTGCCATCCTTGGTCGTAGGAACATCGTTGGTACCCAGCCATCTCGTCCGGCGCCCCAGGTGTCTGCGCCTATCGCGCGTGTCATGCAGGACGCTGGCCTTACTATCGAAGATGTGATGGCAGCGCGGAACCGCCTGAAGGGCGGCCCTGTTACCTACGAAGATGTCCGTACCGCCGCGCGGCGGAAGGGCGTCGAACTTCCTCTCCGCATGGAGACGCGGGCTGCTCCTGCTCCCGCCACTGTGGCGGCTGCTGAGCCTACCCCTGCTCCTTCCATCGCGCCGGGGCCTGCGATGTGGGCTGGTCCTGATGCGGATATACCTGTCACCGTTATGCCAGAGCCTCCGCAGCTTGGCCCGGATGGAAGGTACTACCAGCGCGTGAGTTACGAGGGCAGGGACAGCTACGTCCCTGCTGACCAGCTTAGCGCCGCTCCTGCGCCTACCAAACCAACCCCCAAGAGAGGAGCCAAGACCAGTGCCGCTGAAAAAGGGAAAGTCGGACAAAGCCGTCTCCGCAAACGTGCGCCAGTTGATGAAGGAGGGGCGGCCCCAAAAGCAGGCGGTGGCGATAGCACTCTCCGTCGCGGGACGCGCGCGGAAACCAAAGCCGAAGAAGTAGATGCTGGTGCCACTGGGTTTGTGGACAGCAGCGGTGATGCTATCCGCGTAGGAGATACTGTCCGTACGACTAGCAAGACCAGCGAAAATAAGAACGACTGGACCGTTCAGGCTATCAGGCCGACGCCCACTGGTACTAGGCTTATTCTCCGCAGCGGCGTGAAAACTACAAATATAACCCAAGAGGATATCAACTCTACTCGCAATCGTCTGCTTGTAGTGCGCGATGGCGTAACAAAAGATACTGCGCCAGCGCCGAAGGTTACCTTTAAGGGTAGGTCCACCACGGAGGAGACTCCTCCGCGCCCTTTAGAGCGCGCCGCCCCAGTGGCGGCGGCAACCCCAAGCGTTGAAGCGCCTACCTCGGCAGCAACACCACCGACAGGACAGCCTCAGTTTGTGCTGCCTGATGGAAGCCGTAGCGATGTCGTGTTCTTCCATCCGTCAGCGCAAGGGGTCGCGGCGGCGGTTGGTGGCGCGCCCCGCGCTATGGTTGTTCGGAATATCAATGGCGTTGTCGTCCCATTCTATCTCAGCACGGGCGAAGGCGGTAAAGCGCGCGTTCCAGCCGGGCGCTGGTATCCTTTCTTTGGTATGACCAAAGGATTCTCTTGGCTTAACAAGGGGACGCAGGAGCAAATCGTAGATTACTATGGCGTTCCTGAGTTGCGTGATGCCGCCCAACAGTTGGATGCACAGTATGGTGACATTCGCAACCGGCCTGATGCTGCCCCGACGCTATATGCTGACAATAATGTCTTCGATGTAATCAACCAAGACATGACGCCTGTTAACTATGGCGATCCTAAGAGTATGGAAAACATAGCGCGCACCCTAAAGCGCATCGTTGGTGATGAGCGGTGGCCGGGCGTGCGTCAACGGCTCATCGATAATCTACAAGAATCTGTGCCCACTACCCAACAGCCAGCCCCAGTAACGGCGGAAACCCCAAGCGCTCCCTCCATAACCCCAAGCGTTGAAGCGCCTACCGCTGACACGCGGCTGAACGAGCAGATCACCAAGGCTGCCTCCACTGGTGTGAAGGCGGTGCAGAACCTGCGCGAACTGCGCAGTGATCTCATCACACGCCGCGAGGCTGCCTCTGGTGCTGGGCGCAGCACGACTGAACTGACCCAGGCTATCGAGCGGATTGACGAACTGCTCGCCACGCCGACCGAACTTGGTATCCTGCCGCCCAACCATCCGCAGTCGCGCTGGGCTCAGGTGATGGATGACGAGGGTATTGGCTACAACAACCTCTCTGCACAGGGACGCCAGGAGTGGGATCGCCTTGTCTCCAGCAACGTGCCGCTCACACCAGAGGTGGCGCGCAATGTGCAGGCTACGTTCCCGACTGAGGACACGCGCGCTGGCGTTGCGTTCGTCCAGAGGCTGAAGGCCACGCTCGACAAAGGCGTCGATGACTTCGACCGCCTGATGAAGATCACCGACCAACTCCAGAGGCTTTCTGAGAGCGACAACCCGGTTGTTGCCGAGGCTGCGCGCGTGGCCCTGGAGCCCCGTGGTATCGGTCAGTTCTCCCTGGCTGACTGGAACACCCTGACCGGTGCGCGCAATATAACGGGCTCCAGGGTCAGCCCGGTGGCTCCTGGCCGTGCGCGCATGATAGTGCAAAACTTCCGGTCAAAGCTGGCGACGAAGCCAAATATTACGGTCGTTGCGAACCAGAGCGAGTTGCGGCGCACCAACCCCGCGCTCTATGCGCGGGCGGAAGCGGCTCGTCCTCAGGGTGACTTCGCCACGGCCAACGCTGCCGGGTACTCCTTCGCGGACGGTGAGGTCATCATCTTCACCGACCGGATCGCCAACGAGCAGCACCTTCGCTTCGTCCTGGCGCACGAGACTGTCGGCCACTTCGGTATGCGCGGCATCATGCCGGGCGACAAGTTCAACGCTCTCATGGAGAGCATCTACGACCAGGACCCGCAAGCCAGGGCTGCGGCTAACGACGCTATGACCGCCCGTGGCATGTCCAAGTCCGAGGCTGTCGAGGAATATCTTTCTGACTACGCTGGCGTGCTTGCGACGAGCACAGTCATGCGTGTGTGGAACGCCATCAAGAACTTCCTGTCCAAGCTCGGCGTCCGCTTCGGTGACTCCTTCACGCGCTACTTCCTCGACCAGTCTCTCCGCTATGTGCGCGAAGGGCGCCAGGGTGTGACCTTCGACGCCGAGGCAGTCGGGCGGCGCCTCCACGCTGTGGAGACTGGCAACATCGGCACTGGTCGCTATAGCCCTGAGGCTGCAATGTCCGCAAGCTCTAGGGCGCGGATACACATGGACAGTATCGCTGCCAACTATAAGGACCTGGACGGTCTATTCTCCGCAATGAGCAGCGTTGGCAAGAACTTCGCAGGTCAGTTTGACCGGTTCAAGGCCAAGTTCTGGACGCTGACGGACTTCCGTGCCATGGATAACCCATGGCTGTTCAGGCTTAATGGCCTGTTTGATCTGATGAGTTCTACCGCTATGTCGGTCAGGAACAACATCAATGAGTTTTTGCGCCCCGTCTTTAACCTGAACAAGGCTTCTCAGGAAAAGATTTCGCAGGTTATGTACGATGTGCGTGAGGCTAAGGACGCACAGTTCAACACCAGCAAACTGCCGAAAGGTAAGCTGTTCAGCGTCAATAGCAATGGCGATGTTGTACTAAACCCAGACGTTGAAGGCCCTCTGTTTAAGGATGGGCTGCTCACGCTTGAGCAGATTCGCAAGGGCATGAAGTACAAGTTCACCATCGAAGGTACGGACGGAAAGCCGCAGACTATCGACCGCGAAATACCAGCGCGCCCCGACTTCACTGACGCCGAGTACGCGGCCTATGTCCGCGCGCGTCGCGCCATGGCCAACGTGGAGTTGCAGCTTCTCGAAGCTATGTACAAGAGTATGCTCAAGAACCGCAGCGTGACTGACCGTGAAGTCAGCCGCTTGATTAAAGGTTCCAAGCGTATCCTCGACCCGAAGGATAAGGCGTTCGTTCGCGCTTACGCTGACAAGTACCAAGAGTTCTATATGAAGGACTCTGAAGCCTCCGCTGATGGTACGTTCAGGATCAACTCTGACTCCATGGCGAACTCGCAGAAGTTCCTCAGGGCTGTGAACGAGGCGTTTATCTGGCGCGATACCGCGAACCTTGATCCTGCGCGTGAGAAGGCTGTGAGGGATTTCTTCTCGGATAAGACCGAGGCAGATGACTTCATGGCTAAGCTCACCGACACACGCTCCAGGCGCGACAAGATTTCTGACAGCAACAGGCTCGATCTCCAGACTGCTGTAGAGCAGTTGGTGATGATGGAACTCGACTACTCTCGCAAAGAGCAGAAGATCAAAGAGAACATCGCCACTGGGTACATCCCTGTTTACCGCGAGGGTATGTTCCAGGTTACGCTGCGCGCCCACATGAACGGCAAGCCCGTGACTGTGAAGAACACCCACAAGGACCTGCTGGCGTACTCTCAGTTTGATACTGAGCAAGACGCTCTCGACTTCGCTAAGAAGTTCAACGACGACCTTAATGAACAGTCTTTTGAACTTCTAGTGCAGGACGACGCTGGCAACTTTAAGCCTGGGACTGTCACTCTTGTCGCAGACGTGGGCGTCGTAAACAGTTCCGTGATGGTTGAACCTAAGTTCGACCTCGATAACTTCCTGTACGGGATGCAGATACTGGGTCAGAAGCTCGATCCGAAAGTTATGGAACGGCTGATTATCCGCACTGCAAACCATAACAGTACGTTGCGTCGCCGCTTGAAGTTCTCTCAGACCCCTGGGTATGACAACAAACTCGGTATCACGGCCATCTCTCGTCACATCGAGAAGCAAGCATCTGCGATTGCTCGGACGGTAACTCGCCCGGATGTGCGTGAACTCATGGATTTGTCCAACCCGGAATCCTACGCCCTTCTCCATGGAAACAAGGAGAACGTGGCTCGCCTGCGCGCGGAATATGAGCGCGTGTTCGCTGATCCCAACTCCACGAAGGATATGAGGGCGGATATCCGCTCGCGCTACACGCGCGCAGCGGCCATGAACCTAAAGACCAACCCGCCGGGCAAAGCCAGCTTGGCCAACCAGTTTTACAACGAAGGCTCTAGGGCCATTGAGTTCCTCGACGGGAACAAGGCGGTTGATGAAGCCGACTTTGGCTCTGGGCCTGTGCTGTCCAGGCTCCGCTCCTACACCGGCATGGTTCAGTTGGGTGGTACTATTGCACAGGGTATCCTGAATATCCTGAGCGTTGAGACTAACTGGAAGCCGTACATGGCATCCTTTAACCAGCGCACTGGCTTCGGCGCTGGCTTCAACTACTTCTCCGCAACTGCCGAGTATAACCGTGCGTTTATGAAGATCGGCGGCCCTGGTATGCTGTCCAATACCGCCATGAACCGCGCCGACTTCTATGACTCCGGGCCTAGGCCGAGCGACAAGACGCTCGCTGCTACATGGAAGCCTGGGATCGCCCAGGACCCGGCGCTCCAAAAGAAGTACGGTATGACCGCCGAAGAAGCTCGGGTCATGGCGCGCGAAATCCGCGAAGGGAAGTTGATCCCAGCGCAGTCCAACTCGATGACTGCGACCGCCCGTGGATACAGCACCAACAAGTGGGCGCTGAAGTTCATGGATGTGTGGATGGCGCCGTTCAATCTATCTGAACAGGCGGCGCGCCGCTCTGCCTTCCTGGCTGCGTATCGTATGTTCTATAGGCGCGGGATCGGTTCGGGCATGGACGCCAAGAAGGCGTCCGAGATGGCGCGTGAGGAAGCGATCCGCTCGCTCGACCTGACGCTAGGTAACTACTCTGTGATGAACCGGCCCAGCTTCTGGCGCGGCGGTGTGCAGTCCTTTGCGTTTATGTATAAGACGTACCCACTTACTGTGGTGCAACTACTCAACAATCTGTCGCGCCCCGCCCAGTTGAGTATGTTGTTTGGCATATGGATGCTGTCTGGCCTCAGTGGTCTGCCGTTCGCTGAAGATTTGGAGGACGCGCTCGATACCATAGCCCAGAGGCTTGGCTTCTCGCAGGGCAGCATCCGCGCGGAACTCACTCGTCATATAGAGGAGTCGTTCCCCGGCTGGTCGGCCAGGACTATGCGTGGCCTGATAAACGAACTCGGGCTGTTCGACGTAGCTTCGCGCACCAGCCTTGGTAACATTGTCCCTGGCACTGACATAGCGCTGGCTGGAGCCGATCAGATGCGGTCGGTTATGGATATCCTCGGGCCTACCGCAGGGTTCCTGAAAGGCGCCTTTGTTATGGCGAACAACATAGTCACATACCCGTTCTCCCCTACCAAGACTCTGGAAGATATAGCGCGTGAGTCCCCAGTGACGCTGTTCCGGTTGCTTGGCGATACGTCTGCCTACGTATCTTCTGGAGCGGTTGTTGACCGTAGGGGGTACGTCGTCAGTCCAGATATGGACGCTGGTACGATCCTAGGCCGTGTGATGGGATTCTACCCCCAGGCGGCGGCTGCTCAGTACGATGTCATCCGCATGGCCACGCGCGAGACGGACTATCAGAAGCAGATGGTAGGAGCGTTCCGTCAGGCTTGGCTCAGGGCGACGCTGCGCGGCGACACCGAAGGGGCTCAGGAGGTAATGGACGCTGTGCGCTCCTGGCATGAGAGCACCAGGGGGACCGCGCTGGATATCCCCCCTGGCAGGTTCGCGGTAGGCAACACCAGGGCGCTGCGCGAAGCCAACATGTCCGCTTCGGAGCGCACGCTGCGGGCTTCGCCTCTGGCTGCTCAGGACAGCGTGCGCAGGCTCATGGACGCCATGACCGAGTAGGTCACTGGCGCTTGATAGGCACCACGTTGGTCAGTGGCTCAGGCTGCTGGCCAGCGGAGGCTGCGATCTCGCGGAGCATACCCTCAAGGCGCGGGTGCTTCAGGTCCAGGCCCAGCACGCGCTGCTGGCCCAACTTGATGGGCGTGTTCTTGCCCATATAGACCTTCTCGTTGGCGGGCGTGGCATCCGCGCCCTGCCCCTGGAGATCACGCACCACGTTGCGGATATCGAGACCCTTACAGGCCAGCCACCACTTGAAGTGCTTGCGGTCGAGCATGACTGTGCCCGTGTCGAACGGTCCAGCGGTGGAGCCACTGGTGCCATAGAGGTCGAACCTGACACGCACCTCGCCGCGCGGTAGGCGGCGCTCATCGAAGTAGGGCTTGGGCGTGCCGTTGTGGATCACCTGGATGGTGGAGTTGGCGTACTCGTTGAGGTAGTCGGCCACGGTGTCGAAGGCGTCCGCAGTGTTCTCGCTGATGACGCGGCGCATGGCGCCGATCTGCATCAGGATAGCCTCGATAGCCATGCGCGGATCGAACTGGATCAGGCCAAGGTCGATGAGCAACTCGCCCATATAGTCGGCCAGACTGATGCCCTGCTCCCAGTAGCGCTCGTTGCCTGCGAACTTACAGTTGTACTTACTGTAGAACCGTGTGCGGTGCGCGGACAGTTCCGCCCTGAGTTGAGCCTCACCCATGCTGACAAGGCGCGCTATGATAGCCCTGCCTACTTCGCCATAATGTGTGGCTAGAAACTCGTATATCTTCTTGCCCGCTTCGGTGTTCTTGGTGAACAGCGAGTGCGAGTCGATCTGTACTTCGAGCAGGCGCGCCATCTGCGCGTCACTCTCCATGCCGGACGCAATCAGCATCGAGGACATGGAGCGGTTGGACGACGTTGTGACCACGGTTGCCCAGGTCTTGTGGTCGCGCTCCTCGGCGTTGCGCGCAAGGCGCGCCTTGTCCCTGCCCTGCGTCACCCAGTAGAGGAAGTCACCAACCTCCTTGGGCGGCAGCATGGTGGTCTCATCGATGGTAACGGGCAGGTTGTTGTAGAAGCCCATACGAGAAAACAGCGCGTTCTGTGTGAACTTCGCTGTGTAGTGCAGCTTGACCGGATCACCCCAGATGGACTGCTGCCACAACTGGCCAAGCGTCTTGCCTGCACCAGTGGGGCCGTTCACGTTGATGGTCAGGCCGTTGAGACCAGAGAACTGGTAGAGCGGTGCCGACGCTGACACCAGAAGCATGAACATATGAACAGGCATTTGTGCTTTCTGGAGGAGCGACGTGAACTGCGCCCACTCCTGGGCCGTGCCCGCTGTCCCATACATACTGTCAGCAGACTTCTGGATCGTCGTGGACATGGTGGCGTTGTCGAACACGACCGCGCCGCTGCCATCCTTGCGGATCAGCGTGTCACCGACGAGGAACTGCGTGTTGCCTTCCTTCCACCCCATGGTGGAGTAGAGGTTCGTCACTGTCTTTAGCTGACGCAGTTCGTCCATGTATGCGCGCAACATGCGTTGGAACGCCTCTGTCTGTCCCTTGGTCTCAAGCACGATACCTTGGTCGGCTATGACGGCAGCGAAGTCACGGATAGCCTGCTGTGTCAGATACGCCTGCCGAAACGCCAGAGTTTGCCAGCCCACATGTGGGCGCTTCCAGCGGTATCTGACAGTCTCGTAGCCTAGGTTGTCGTCCCTGCCGTAGCCAAGTGGGTAGATATCAAACTTGCACAGTTGGATTTCTGTGTCGTCTATCTTATAGACAATCCCAGCAAAATTGCCGTCCTTGGAACTGGCGCGCTTGAACGGTGCAGGCAGCGGGATGGCAGTCGCATCTTCGTCCGGCGCATCAGCGGATATCGTCGCCTCTTGATAGACGAACCCCAGCCCCGCTGGTGTTTTCACCTTGTCCTTGAGAGGGCACTTGTCGCAGCCCTTCGGTCGCTCGTTCTCAAACCGCGAGCAGAGCGCGGGTCCGCTCGTGCTGCGCTGCCACTGGTGCAGCTTGCGCAGCGTCTTAGCCTCGTCGTAGCCAGGGTGCTCCTGGCTCCACGCGATAGCCGTACCCTCCGGGTCCGTGCAGACAGCCGCCACGCCAAGCAGAGCGTACCAGAACGGCTCTGATACATCCCCTTGGTTATCCACGGCCCAGGCGATCTGCGCGCACTTGCTGCGCACAACCTCAGGATCAACCGCAGGGAACTCAGACTTTGTTGCTAGGTTGGCAAGCAAGCCCGACTTGTTCGGTGGTTGTACAACATGGATCGACGGGCTGCCGAGCGCTGCCCGCAACTTCTCCACAGCAACATCGGCGCCCTGGTGCAGTACCTGGACGGGCTTCTCCTCACCGCCCTTGCGGTTCGTCGTCCCCGGAGCGCGCAGCACGCGCGCACTGTCAGCGGTGACAGAGGTGTCGAACAGGAACCGCCCACTCGTGGGGCAGCGCGGGATGATCGCCCGCATGGCAGACGCCAGGGGCAGCCACTCAGCCCTGGGGAGGGCTCGGTCCAGTACCCAGTACACGTGCAGCCCGTTGCCGGATGAGACGATCAGCGTCGGCGCTGGCAGCTTGTTGTTCTGGATGAACGCGCGCAGTGCGCGGATGCCATCTGGCTGGGACTTGAGAGGCTTGTTGTCTCCGCAGTCTATGTCCAGCGCAAGTAACTTCGTCGCCAGAACATCGTCCTGCTTGCGCGATCCGCGACCAGCGAAAGAGGAGACTGCGTAATATACATTGTACCCATGGCTATCGAGCAGCGATGTGGCTTTTGCCAACTTGGGAACGCTGTCGAAAAACCTCTGGTCGGTAGCCCCGTTCTCGATGGTGACTAGAGTATAGTATCCTTCTTCGGGCAGAACGCGCCCGAGAAACTGTGCCGTATCCATGTGTTCCCCTACCCGTCAGCTTATGGTGGGACCGCTGCGCGTTACCGCAGCGGTCCAGGCTACCTACATTCAGGCGGGAGCGCCATCTCCAGATTGGAGCACTTCCTTCTTCTCCTCCTCGGGATCAGCGAGCAGGCTGAGCAGGTGCGCGTAGCGCTTCTTGTTGGTCATCACGCGAACATCCGGGATGGACCACGCGCCGGACACATACAGTCCGGCGAGTTTGCGGATAACCGCCTTGGCCGCGTGTTCGGAGTCGCGCGCAATGCCAGAACCCTTACGCCAGTTGTAGTACGTGATCCTCGACACACCAAAGAGCGAAGCCATCTGAGCGTTGGTCAGCATCATTGCTGTCCTCAGGGACTCGACCTTGTTGATGTCGATGGTGCCCTGCTTACTCGTCATCGGCTCCAACCTCGTCGAGCAGGCTGGCGATCTCATCCGCCAGATTGGTAGCCGCCACGGGCGCCGGGGCAGCCGCAGGCTTCACCGGCTTAGGAGCCGCAGCGCGAGGCGCAGGGGCAGGCTCAGCCGCCTTGGCCGCACCGAACCCACGCTTGGGCGCAGGAGCCTCCTCAACCGCCTCAGGCTCAGGAGCCGGGGCAGGGGCAGCACGCACCGGAGCAGGCCGCGCAGCGGGCGCAGGAGCCGGGGCAGGAGCCGCAGGCGCGATCTCACCAGTGATGAGCTTCACGTCGTCGGAGCCGAACAGGCTATCGACCGCCAGCATGGTGTTCTCATCGAGGAACCCGCCGAACCCGAACATCAGCTTGGGGAACGAAGCGTCAGTGTCGAAACTGATGCGGGTACGCACGATCTCCGGGGCGATGCCACGGATCGACAGTTCCTTCTGGTAGGCGTTGAGGCCCTTCAGCGCAGCCGGGGTGACTTCCAGCAGGTAGGACGGACCCGTGGGGTCATCAGCCGCCACGACCGCAAGGCGCTTCTTGTCCGAGCACGCCTTCAGTTGCTGCCCGTTGGGCGCCACCTTGGAGCCCCACACGTTGTGCTTGCAGGTCGCGCACATGTCGTTCTGCGGGCTGGTGCTCTGCGGGTTGGGGCCGATGCCGTCCAGCGAGAAGCAGTCAGGAGCGGTCGGCTCGTTGTCCTTGCTCCACTCCTTGGCGTACCACGTCTTGGACAGGCGCGGGTTGGCGCCCACGATCACCACGTCCAGCGTGGTCTGGTTCAGTACGGTCTCCGTGCCATCCTCGATGATGCGGAACCGCGCGCCCTTGATGGAGATACGCGGGAAGTCGGCACCACCGGAGATGCCACCGGACAGCGCCTGCGCCAGGGCAGAGGGCTGCCCAACGCGCGCCGCGAGGTGGGCCGGGATGGAGATGTTAGCCGGGATCAGGTTGCTCACGAGATACTCTCCTCAGTCATCAATCTTGGTTGTCGGTTTGCGGACGTTGACCTCGATCTTCGTCCCGTAGTTCACACCGGCTGGGACCTT